AAAATGGGTGATAAAACTATTGAACGATTGATTGAGCAAAATACGGCAGGTGAATCTATGGTAACCTTATTATTAAAACAAATTCCTACAGAAGATAAAGAAAATATGAGTCGCACTGATCATGTATCATCCATGGCTAAACAGGGAATTAATCTTGCCTCTAATACAGGTTTAGTTAATCCATTACAAGTACAAGCTGCAACAAAAGTAGTAAATGTCGGTAGTCAATTGGGTAATCAAGTGGAAAATGTCATTGATAATAAATCATCTAGTTGGTTACCATGGAGTCAAAAATATACATCCAATAATAAAACTGATGTAAATTATCTTATTAATAAATCAAGAAAATTAAATAATTTCAGTGATCGTGGTAATGCAATTGGTTATATTGTTGGTTACGAAAGTATGTTTGGTTCTGCTGATGATAATTATGATGAAATATTTAATAAATACATTGATACCATGAATATTGATGGAGAAAATAAATATGATTTCTTAATGGGTTATAGTGATGCTCACAAGTGTGGTAAAACTGATTATAGTAATGAAAATGACACAATATATAACATTGCATTAATCCAAATGCAAAAAAATTAATCTAATTTATATTTAATGAATAAAAAATTAAATATCTATTCGTGGAACGTTCTTAATAGTAATGCTAACATAAATTATATGACATGGAAGACATTATGTAAATCAAAACACAGTAAAAAATTAGCTGTTATAGATTTAGAACGTTATCATTCTTTTCGCAAAGATGCTATATTAGATATATTAAATTATTGGTTAAATAGTGGTCCCAATGTAGTGATCTGTTTGCAAGAAGTATGTGACGATCTATTGCAAAGTATTAAATTGTTAGATGTCACGGTACATAATACAAAGTTGATAAATGATAATTGTCAAGCAACCATAATCAAAGGATTTACAGCAGTCAGCAAATCAACATTATTAAATATTGGTAATAAAGAGAAATTTGTTTTAAAAACAATATTGGATGATGAAGTGGAAGTTAATAATTTACATCTGCATTGGACTTGGACCAAAGATGATATTATTAAAGCAGGGAAAATAGTAGATGATGGTTTAAAAAAAGAATATATTGTCATGTGTGGTGATTTCAATAAAACTTTGGAAGATGTTCAACCATTTTTAGATGAATTTAACTGTCTATTATTAGATGATGAGGTTGAAGGATATACCGGTATTTATCCAGCTACTGGTAAAAAAGAAATCATTGATCACATATTTTTATCATCAAATATTCATCACAAATCGGATCTTAAAATAATATCACGAGTGAAAGATTATCAAATAATATATAATGTGGAAAAGATAGTGGATTTATACGACAATTATTGGTCTTGTGACAAATGGTTATTGGTTCGCCCAAATAAGGATGTGAGTGATCATAAAGCTGTAAAAGTGACTATCAAAATAAAAATTGATTAATTATTTGTTATATAGTGGTATTATGGGGAAGAATATTATTATCAATGTATTTATAGTGATATTTTTATTATTTCTTATTGCACATTCATTAGTTAAAAATTGATTTATTTATTTAAGAACACAATGTTATAATATAGTAATGGACATTGCAAATATTATATCGGCATCATCGTCTTTAATACCATTTTGGAGTTCTAACATTATTTCATATGGTAATTTCAATAATGAATATTCGATGATAATTAATATAGTATTGCAACAAATATTGACATCGGTATCAATTTATATCACTGAAACAATCATATATATCTTAATAGCATTACTAGCCATAACATTACTATGTTGGAAAAATAATTGGATTGATACTAAATTGTTTAATTTGTATGTCAAAAAATCATATACCATTATTGGATCTGAAAAAGATAATATTATCGATTATTGTAATACAATGAATGCATTAACATCTTGTTTCATTGAAGAATATAAATATAATAATATCTTGGTATCAAAATCTACCAAATATATTATCATGTTGGAAGATATTGTCAATCATAAATTGAAAAATGATTTGTATCTTACTATTGATCGTAATGATAGAGAAATTGTATCATATACTTTAACAAGTTATAATATTGATTTGAATTTATTGGTTAATGAAGCCAAAAAGAAATATGATTTAACGGCTAATAAACGATATATTCATATGTATGGTACTGAAACACCATCAACATACAAGTATTCGCAAGCATTAACATCTGTAACATATACTTTGGTTCACAAATATGGTCTTACCAATTTAATTAATAAGAATTCTGATGCTGAAAAACGTGATGATAAAGGCGAAGATGAAGATGGTGATAAGAAAAAGGTATCTAGATATGAAAAGATTGCCAGAGAAAAGAAAATCAAATCAATTTATCTTATTGATGAATATAAAGATTATATGTTAGAAGATGATGTTTTTATTACAATCATCAGAATTGGAGAATTAGTGAAATATTCTTTTTATTCAGAGAATCAAAATTTAATTGATTTTATTGATAAATGTGAAAATTATTATAACACAAATATTAATAATACAAAATATAAGTATCGTTTAATTTTACAAGGTACAGAAATTACTGGTGAACGTAGTAAAACTAAGAACATTTATCCTAAACAAATTATTGCTATCAATTATCATCTGATATATAAATGTAATTATCGAAATTATAGAATTATAGAAAATAATGTAGCAAAAGTTAATGATTATGGTGATATATATGATGAAGTGGATAATGATAATCCAAATATGTTTAAATATATGATTGAAGATGTTGGTAGCATTATATTCGATGAAATTATTTTAACTATTAAACGTTACACTAGTTCAGGATATAGTAATAATACAACTGTTGATTATATTTTCGAATCCGATACAATTGATATCGAAAAATATATTAATAATTGCACCAAAGATTATGATAAAATAATTAGTGAGAAAAATAAAAACAAATTATATCATTTCACATTATTATCCATTGATGATGGAGAACCAGATTTTTCAAGTGAATTGATATTTGATGATGTGCCATTGTTACATGAATCATTTGATAATATTTATTCAGAACATAATGAATTAATAATGAAAGATTTGAAAAAGTTAAAAGATCTTGATTATTATAAGAAAACTGGATTAAAACGTAAGAAATCTTATTTACAATATGGTGAACCCGGTTGCGGTAAGACTGCAACGACTATTGCTGCAGCATTACATGACAAGAGACATATTATTGATATACCAATGTCTCTTGTCGAAACATGTTCTGATTTTCAAATTATTATGTCATTAAAATCAATTGATGATGTAACATTTACTAATGATCAGATTATTATGTACTTTGATGAAATAGATATTGGTCTCAAGGAGGCATTAATTAGTAAAGGTAGCAAGGGTAGTAAATTAAAGAAAATGGATGTTGATGACACAGTTCTAGTATCAGATTCAGATAAAGTTATGGATAAAGTGATCGCAACAATTAAACCCGATATTAAAGTCATATCATTAAATTTAGGAACTCTGTTATCGAAATTTGATGGTATATGTAATTATAATGGTCTGGTAATAATGGCAAATACTAATAATAAGGAACGTCTTGATCCAGCTCTATATAGAGAAATGAGATTAACACCTTTATATTATACGTTTAGTAGGAAACAAGATATTCAAGGAATAATTAGCAAATTCTTTCCTATTATGAAAGAAAATGTAAAAATTGATTTCGATATTATTATAACACCAGCAAAACTAACATTTTTATGTGAGAAACATGAAGATTACAATATCGATGACTTTATATTATTGTTGAAAGATGTTGAGACAGCTCGTCAAATTAAAGAAAACGTTTAGCGTTCTCAAATAGTTTTTTATCTACTGCAGAATCTTGCATAACATCATAAAATTTATTTAATATTTGATCTTTATCAAGCATCATTTTATAAATATATTCATCAATTGTTTTATAATTTTTTATAGGGGCTACAGCTATATATAAAAATACTTCTACGACACGTTCTTCAATAGGTAAATCTTTATGAGAACAATAACGTATGCCACGACCAATAACTTGTTGTAATCTACTAGAGTTCCAATAAGGTTCCATAATATGTATAGATCTCGTTCTCAAAAGACTTAGACCTTCTTTACCAGATGGACTAATAATCATAAACTTTAACATTGATCCATCAAAATTATCTCTATGATTGTAAATACTTTTACTTAATTCTTTGTCTGTCATTGTTTCTCTGCCAGTCCATAAACCATATCTTTTTTTATTATATCTTTTATCAGTAGCATCAGGATCATTAACATTAATATAACCATTATAATCTAATACTCTCGTGAACGCTTCCAACCCTCCAAATTCTCTAAAATTAGAATACACTATTGCCGGTCCCTTAATAGACTTTGCTTTCACAATAATCTTTTGAAACTTTATAGAATAACGACATATTTTATCAATACGTAATTTACTACCGGTGAATGATTCCATGCCTTTTTCATTGACACGTTTATTAGGATAACACACATTACTAATCATTCTTGAACCAATGAAAAAAGCATTTGATAATTTAAGAATGTTTTTGAAATCTGGTTTGCCTTCTTGTTCTTCAACTGTTTTGTAACACTCAAATTGGAAACGAGACATTTCACAACGTACTAATTTAACTATTTTTTCAGGAAATGCTATAGCAGGTGCACCAGGAGAAAATGATATATAACCGCTCATCATTTGTCTTAACAATTCTTTATTTTTCATAATTGTTTTACCTTTTTTATCAGTATCCAAGAATGCTGATGTGAAAGCACTACCTGTTGGTAAAATATTTGTTGGTTTTAACAAATTTAAAGTTAATGCTAATTCAACTGGTTTATCGAATATTGGAGTAGCAGACATTACCACAATTCTGGTTGATGCTGGACTTTTTTGGAAACTATTTAATACAATTTGATAAAATGATCCTGTTTCAGATACAATATTTTGAACTTCGTCAACAATAATTAATGTATTTTTTAAATTCATTTTCCCCTGTTCAACTAAATTAACATATTTATGAAAAGAATATATTTCATAATCTTCATCAATGCGTTCATTGATTTTATCAACGAGGTCGATATATACAGGGTCTCTTGGATCAAGTGTATCTAACTTTTTTCTTTCACCCACACGAACATATTTTGTACCAGTGCATCCAGATCTAAATTCTTTATACACATTTGTAACTAGGGATGCCGGTACAATAAATA